GTTAATTTTTGTTTATTCTCGTCGGAAATGATGCCCAGCCGTAGCTGTGAGTCCCATAGCTGGGTTTTATCCCTGACAAGTTGCAACAGGCTTTGCTTTTCATTCTCTGCCTGCTGCCTCTGTTCCTCCTCGGTATAAGTTCGCTTTATCACTACGCCATCTTTGAACATCCATTTACCCGAAATATCAGCCCGGCGATTTGCTGTAATATCAGGAACCTCAACGACGCTTGCGCCTTCTGGATTAATTGCTGAAACATCCTTTTCAATACAAATAATAACGTCGTTGTGGTCATAGACCATTTTCAACGTATCAGGCTGAAAGTTCTTTTGTTCCTCATACCAGTTCTTCCCATCCTCTGTATAAAGCCATTTGATGTTAAATCGTTTCGTTAGCTGGTATTGCTCTTTTGTTTTAGGGTTGCCAGCAGTAATATTTTTTAAGTGCATCATAATTAAATACTCCCCGCGTTATACCACGTTCCATTAATGCAATACTGAATTGGCCTTGCCTGAGTTGTATCAATTAATTCATCACGGTTTCCGTTAACTGAACCAGTAACGACATAACCTGACCTGTCAGACCAGCCAGGACCATTCCATGTCTGAACAGATGACAGACCGCCAAGGCGAATACCTGTAATAAACCTTGAGTTACATTCTGCCTGCGTATATGCACCAACATCTCCCGCAGAGGGTTTGCGTGTTGTGGTGTAAAACTCTGACCAGTTAGCTTCAAAGCCATAACCATCACGCGCTGAACGATAAAAGATACCGCCATTTCTGTAATTCACGCGGAACTGTACAGCAGGGCAACTCCCCGCATTCATATTAAAGTGGAGGATTAATGTCGATGCGCCACTGATATCTGCATCATAAACGCCGCTATTCCAGTTCCAGCCAACAGCTTTATCATTTGCGACCCTGCGTCCTGTTTGCCCTAAAGCAAATGCAGGCTGCTGGTTTTTCGTGTTGTAGTCTCGTCGCCAGCCAGGAGCGTAAGCATCACCATGATTAATATAAGTGAATTGAGCATTAGTGATTCCGCCACCGCTGGAAGTGCTTGGTGTTGTTACACGGATGGTCATGGCACCTTTATTACCCATAACCTCAATAACGCAACCTGCAAGATGAATAGTTCCACAGCCAGTATCGGTTATAATTTTATTATTGCCGTACGACCATGAACATTTGCACATCCAGTATGGGTGATTGAATGCCCCTTGAGAATCCAGCCATTCAATCAATTGTGCCGTTGTCCAGTTCCCTGCACCTGTACTAATAGAACTGTGAAAAGCGCGACATGCACCAATATTTTTAGTGAAGGTATCTTTTCCAGGAATATCCGCGCCGTTCTGATTTTTCTGCAATGACCCAGCGGCTAATTCTACTGTTCGCTCAAGATTTAAATTTTCAGCCGTTAGCTCAATATTTTTAGAACCATCAAACGAGACCCCATTTATAGTTCGAGCGGTTTGTAACTTGGTCGCTGTCGCTGCATTACCGGTTGTGTTCTGATTACCTGTTTTATTCACACCTGGCAGGTCGATATTGGCACTACCATCGAATGACACACCGCCAATCGTGCGTGCTGTTTTCAATTTCGTCGCGGTGTCGGCGTTCCCTGTCAGTGCCCCGGTGATCCCGCCGTTGAAAGTCTGGCGCGCACTCCATGTGTTAGCCGTGCTCAACAGGGGGATCTTTTCACCGCTGGTACCGAGTTCTCTTAAACCAAGGTTTAGGATTGAAATGATGACGCCGGAAACTTCTTATAAAGAGTGGAAACAGCCACATCATAGATGATTGCAACCTGCTTACGGGGGATGCCCTTCTCCAGCAATCGCCGCATTTGCTGCCATGTTTCTTTCTGGTATTTAGGCCGACGCCCACCTATTCGACCTTCTGCGCGAGCTGCATCAAGTCCAGCGCGTGTACGTTCAACAATAAGTTCACGTTCCATTTCTGCCAGCGCCCCCATTACGTGAAAGAAAAAGCGCCCCATTGGTGTACTGGTGTCGATGGAGTCAGTGAGACTCCGGAAGTTAATGCCTCTGTCACGCAGCTCTTCCACCAGCACAACTAAGTGACGCATGCTGCGCCCAAGACGATCTAACTTCCATACGACCAGGGTGTCACCTCTGGAAAGCATACGAAGAACCTTTTTTAACCCAGGGCGTTCAGCCTTTTTGCCGCTCGCCTTGTCCTCAAAAATTAGCTCACATCCTGCGCTTTCAAGGGCATTTCGTTGTAAAGCAGTGTTTTGTTCATTTGTTGATACGCGTACATAGCCTATTAGCATATTTTCTGCTCACTATCGTTATTTATAGCAAGCTGCTGATTTTAATTAACAAAAACCAGTATGTGTGGAAATCACAAAGTACATACCGTTTCCCAATGAGATTTAATTCACTATTGAGGAAATAGTTATGTTTGATTTCACAATAATGCTCCTCTCCATCCTTGGCGGGGTGCATTCGTTTCTGAATGGGGTTCGTGAAAAACGTTACGAAGCGTCATGCAGGCAATTGATGGCCGAGTGTATTGCTGCCGTACTTGCAGGCTTTATAGGCATGTATTTCGCGGAATATAAGGGTATGGATGAAAGTCTTCAGAATTGCGTGACTATTATTTGCAGCATCAATAACAGGCTCATTCTTGAAAAGTCACAAAGGATTATCGATTCGTACCTCAATAGAAATGCCTCTTAAGCAACAAATGACCGGTTGAGAAGTTACTTTGCATACCATTACCTCCTGACAACGTAGGAGGGAACTTGTGCTTGACACACAGGAATTAGCTCCAGTTGCTATTGCGCTCCTGCTTTCAGTAATTGGTGGGATAGGCACGTTCCTGATGGATGTCCGAGACGGTCGCCAGTCTGGTAATTTGTTGGGATTGGTTACGGAGATCTTTGTTGCAGTGACAGCTGGCGCGGTGGCGTACCTATTGGGGCAACACGAGGGCTGGGAGTTATCAATTACGTACTTAATGGTAACGATAGCCAGCAATAACGGTCATGAGGTGATTTCAGGGATGAAACGAGTGAATATCGATAGCATTCTGAATGTTCTTACAAGTTTGGTGAAAAAGGGAGGCGGGAAATGATTGGCTGGGGTGTATGCGTTCTTGCGTTAGCCTTAGCCGATCGCTATTTGCTAAAACGCAAGGACATCACACATTTAGAACTTGGTGATGTGGAAATTAAACCGGGTTTCATCCGGGTGCCGTTCAAATACCGGTCTAAATTCCCGTTTTTGCGCGGCGCAACGGTCAGATATTGGATCCGCGATGTTCAGAAGCCGACGACAGTGATTGAAGGCGAACAACGTTGTTTGACGTCGGCTGAACAGGGCGAAAACAGTGAATGGTTGTACATACCCACTGAATATATGGGTAAAGGAGAGCGACTGTGGCATTTCAACGTCATGGTTACGCATGGCGACTCGTTCATTAACCCGTTGTATCGGATTTTCCCTGTTACTCAGCAAATCCGCAGAAGTTACGTAATAAATCTCGCACAGGATGTGTCAGATGACGAAAAATAAGTATGCAACGGTCGATTTTGACCAGGTTAATGAAAAGGGGCTGAAATCCCTTATCGCGGCGATCAATAAAACCGGTGTTACGGTAATTGAGGTTGACTCCAGCAACCGCGCAACAACGAAAGATGGGGTTAAAGTTAAAACCGCAAAGCTGGTTCTTAACGACGGACAAATTCTTGCCATACAGGTAAACGATACTGGCGATATATCGGCAGTGAAACTGAATGGAAAAGCTATTCCTAACGCACAGTCGCCAGATATCAAGACGCTTGGTACCGTCATGGGGCAAGCGGCCCGCAAAAACTCCGCAAAATTCCAGAAATCACTGATCGCCAAAGCGAAGCGTGTTGCTAATCCGGTAGACAAGAAACCAGCAGTTAAATCCAACTTTCAGCGCCTGCAAGAGGCAAAACAGCGGAATGCTCAGGTGGTTGCCGCTTATAAGTCCGCGCAGAACTCGGTGTCTTTCAATCAACAGCAGATCACTGATTTGCGGGCGAAGCTGGATAAGGAGACAGGCCGACTCAATAACGAAAAGGCCCGAAATGGCGAACTCAAACGCCGTCTTAAGCAACTGAAAGCAGGAAATTAACATGGAACAGTTCAATATCAATAAAGGGGTGACGATCAAACCTGGGCTTGACGTGCTTCCCCCGCCAGTGACTGATGATGAATATCGCGCATTAATGGCCGGTGAGGACCGCTATCTGATGACGGAATCCAACACCCTGGAGGAAATCGAGGCTACGTTCTTCTATGACACGCCGATCCACTGGTGTGCTACGGATTTACTGGAGGCGATTAGTTCTACTCGTTTGCAGTTACACCGGACCATGCAGGCATTTGTCCGGGCATTGAACCAGAAGCTGAATGGTACCGGAATCTCTGCGGGGAGTGATAAAACGGGGGATGTGGCCCAGAGCGGCGCGCGCGCGATCGGCGGCGCTGAAATTGGCCGGGCACGTAACGTTAACGGGCTGCCAGTCCTGCCAGCCATTATTCCGCTCAGTGATGGTCAGACTATCAGCATTCTGTTTCATAGCCCGACAGCGGAAAACCGGATCACCAATAGCGATACGCTGGTTGCTTTCCAGTTCTTACTGAATAAAAAAGACGTTACTCACACCGTTGCTCCGATGAGTGGACGTGATATGACGCTGGCGCAGGTCACCATGAAACTTGCCAACCTTGCAGAGAAAAACTCGGCAAAATTCCAGCGTGCGCAGAAGAAGAAAAAAGCCCTTGTTGATGAAATAACCCAACTACAGGCTGACAGTGACCAGAAAGAGGATGCCATGAGCGACCTCGCGGATCAGGTGGCAGCGGTAGAAGGGCAGAAGGCAGATCTGGAGCAGAAAATTAACGCTGTTGCATCGGAAGCGGATTCTCTTTATGAAGAGAATGAGCGTTTGCAGACGGAGATTGATCAGCTCAATCGCACTGGTGGGCGCGAAACCATTGCTCCTGCGGGGATGACTGGTGGACACTCTCGCGCGATGACGGATCGCCTTGCCAGTATCAAAAATCGTATGCATATGAACGGGGAAGTGACGCTCAGTAATGGTGCATCAATGAAGCAATTCATTGAGGACGGCGAAGGGTATATCCAGTTAACCGATTCGGATGGCAGCGTGTACATGATCAAGGCTAAATCCATACAGGGTGTGGACATGGCAGATGCGATCGGCAAGCTGTTTAAAGCCTATAAAGCGGGTAATGTATCGGAATATCTGGTCCAACCAGAAGAACATAAACCGGAAAACGTCGAACCTGAATCAGCGGAGGATACCGGTAGCTCTTTGCCTGAACCAGAAGTCTCTGTAGGTGCATATCGATATGCCCTGCAAATGCGTCCGGCGGCCCCTGGCGCAATACCTGAAGGTAACAAAGCAATTCTGCCGCGCCCTGATGAAGGTGACCCGTATTATGAATATGCACGCTACGGCATTGTTACTTACGATACCCCGCTTTCTGATCAGCAAATGAGTGAGTACGACCTGAAGTTATTGCCTCGCGAGGATTCTTTCGACTTCCTGGCGAAGACACTTACTAATGGTCCGTTTGGCAAATATGCACAAAAAGCTCTGGAGCTGGCCACCAGCTCACCAGACGAGTTCCGCGTAATGCTGAAAACTCAGTTTCAAAAAACTTTCCCCAATATTGCGTTTCCAGGGGGCGCTGGCATCGAGAAAATGGTGCAGAGCATGATCAATGCATTGCAGGCCGAAGTCGGTGAGATTACTCAACCAGAACCGGTCCCGGCACAGCCTGATGAAACGGTTAGCGAAGCAGATGCAGAGGCTAATAAAGCCATTGAATATCTCAATAGCGTGATGGATATGCAAAGCACTGACATGGCGGAGATCCGTAACGCCCGGGGTAATGTCCGGGAAGCGATTGCAGCCCTTCAGGCTGCCGGGCGTTTTGAGGAAAACGAAGAGCTGGTTAATGGCGCAGCTCGCCACCTGGCTGATCTGCTGGTAGCAATCCAGAAAGCGGGGGTAGCGGCATGACACTATCAGCGATTGAGTTAATGGACCTCAGCGATAAGTTGGATGCTCTGATGTCCAAAGCGGCTACCGCGAGTGGCATGGAGTTGCTGGATATCAGCGATGAAATTGACCAGATCATGCAACAGATGGGGTACGGCGCGTCTGGCGGCGGTAGTGGCGAAGAAAAACAACCTTCGGAACATGATGGTGTGCCAAAACTGGTTGCTGAATTCCTGGCTGATAAATTCGTCGATCAGAGCACTGATGCATTTATCGGTACGTTACAGGACTTGAGTCAATATGTTGGCACATACATCGACCTGGACCAGGTTAAACAGCACACGGCGGCATGGATAGCCGCCAACATTAAAGAGGCAGCATAAGGCGTAACAGGGATGAGCTTAAGCGATCAGGTGGTAATGGCCACCAGCATAGAAACGCTGATCGAGCTGCTAAAAAACCTGCCCGATTTCGGGCGGGTTTCGTATGTGGTGACAGCGAAGGGAGACGAGGTAAAAACAGCGTTTGATATCGTCGATGCCTCAGCTCTTTTGGTATCCAATACTCTGGACGGGAAAATTAATCCGGACTATCCCCAGGAACTTCAGCCGCGCGACCGGACCCGCGCATCCAGCCTTCTTCAGGTTAACCAGATATCCAAGGATTTGCGGCCTGCTCAGCTTACCGATTCCGGTTTATCCAGCCATGGAGCGCCGATAATTGGTGAGGACAATGCCGTTGAGTCAGGTAATGGACGGACCATGGGGATCATCAAAGCCTATCAGGACGGCAATGCGGATCGGTATCGTGAGTACCTGATTGATCATGCGACCGAATTCGGCATACGACCTGAAAAGGTTGAATCAATGGCGGCTCCGGTACTGGTGCGCCGCCGGTTAACTAAGGTTGACCGCGTTCAGTTTGCCAAGGACTCAAATATTTCTGATCTTCAGGAAATGGCAGCCAGTGAAAAGGCTTTTGTTGATGCCGACAACATAACTTCGGCGATGATGGCGCTGTTTAACCCGTCAGAAAGCGGAGATCTGCTTAGCCGCAGTAATGACGCGTTTATCCGCGGATTCATGACGCAAGTTGGTGCCACACAGGCTGCTGGCCTTGTAACGGAAGATGGGCGACCAACACGGCAACTTGTAGACCGTATACAAAACGCGATCTTTGCCAAGGCATATAAGGATGCGCGCCTGGTAAGGATGGTTGCAGAAGAACCTGATCCAGATATGCGTAATGTTCTGACGTCGCTTAATGCGGCAGCCAATGATTTTGTCCAGATGCAGGCTTTATCAGGTGAAGCGCACAAGCAGGCTGTGACAACTATTGTTGATGGTATTGAGACAGCGGATAGTCTCGATAAAAAGGCGCTGGCGGCATTGAAAGATGCGGTAGACCTGGTAAGGCAATCGAAGGAGTCAGGCCAACATATTACCGATGTTATTGCTCAGGGGGATATGTTCAGCGAAACAGCCCCGGAAGTGAAAGCTCTCGCGTTATTCATCGTCGCGAATAACCGTAGCGCGAAGCGTATGGCCACCGCCTTTAAATTGATGGCTCAACGTATCAATGATGAGTTACAGCACCAGTGCCAGGCGCTGGGGGATATGTTTGGCGGTGGTGATGTGTCGTTACAGGATATCCTTCGCCAGGTGTCTCAGGAACTGGAAAACGAAGGCATGCAAGGGATATCCGGCGGTCTTTTCGAGTCCGTTTCCGGCGGTAGTTACAACGGTGTTGCTCCATATACCAGTTTGCTATTACATCGGGCATCCGGCATCAAAGACATTATTCATCTGATCAGGCTGCTTTCCCGTACAGATCCCCAGGATGAACAGCTTGTTCAAGTGCTTGCGCATTTTGTTCGAATGCCTGTTGCCGACGTGAAAAAATGGTGCCGATTATTCGGTATCAGCAATTCGTTACTTCGCGGCTTGTTAAATCACGCATCCTCCCTTGGGCGCGATGGCTTTGACGAGATAGCGCAGGCGATAAAAAACGGAGATATGCCACCAGCTATTGACTGGTTTTCCATTCGCCCAACCAGGGTGAAAGCATTCCTTAGCGCGGCGCATTCGGCATCACCATTGGCAGAAATGGTTCAGAGGTTGTCGCTCATATTCACAGACCATACCGCGTTGGGTGATCTGACTCTGGACGAGATGAAAGAAGCCTCCATTCAGTGGGCCGATCAACAAAATGAGGTTAACTCAGACTTCTTGCCAGCATTCAGGAAGGCCGTTAGTAAAGCGGATGATGCCCGTGGAATTCTGAAGGCATTTAAGGCATTGCAAAGTCGGGTTAATAAACATGTCGGTGATATCGATGGGGTAACGGCGGAAGGCAGGGATATCCTTAAAGAGCACGGTATAACGCCAGAGTTTATTGATGAGATCAGGACGGATATGCAGCGTGAGGTCGTATCGTCCCTGCAAATTGTAGCCAGAGCATTGGCGGATGCTAATCCGAAGAGTGCGGCCATTGTTAACCGGGTTATTGGTGATATTGAAGCATCGGAGGGCATGGGGGCGCTGAAACTCTTCCTTTCGCGAGCGTTTAATCCTAACGGCAATATTCTCCCTGGCATTATTGGTGAGGCTAAAAGGTATGTCAGTGAAGAAGAACTTGAGCAGCTTGACCAACTACTTAAGCGATTCTCATATAACCCGCAGACACGCTGGCAAATGAATCAGCGAAGTATGGGTTCGGTCCACGAGAAAGTGTTATCTGCCATGAACAGTGCGATCGCAAACTCATCCGTATCTGAAGAAAAAGCTCTTGAGTGGGCCGACTCTTTTATCACGGAAGAAGTGGAAGAAGCCCGCGCTGGACAGAATGGTGGGATAGACCTGCGCAAGGAACTTGCTGATATTTATCGCCTGACCGGCGGTAAAATTTCGACCTTATCAAAGGTGGTTCACCACCAGGGAAGGGCATATGCAAATCTTAATGGTGTTGTTGCTGTCAATTTGAACGATGAAAATGCAAGTGCACTGTGGCACGAGCTGGGTCATCATCTTGAGTACAGTAACCCTGGTTTGTTAGAGAAAGCCCGGTCATTCCTGAAGGCCAATGTTGAAGGGGATAAGCCATCTTTCGTTAATATCGGTGGGCGTGGCAAGCCTGAATGGTGCTTCAGATCTCGATTGAGTAATATTTATATGGCGAAGGTATACCCGCCAGCCTCAGTGAGTAACTCCGGGAAAATTCGGCAGAAAGCACCGACTATTTCAAAAACATCAGCAACGGAAGTATTCTCTATGGCTCTTCAGTTGTATCATGACAAAGAGGCCGCTGCCGCATCACTGATGAATGGTGACGGATTGCTGGAACTGTTATTAGGTGTGGCAAAGGAGCTAAATAATGCAGATTAAAATCGCAGCGCCATTAGGCGGAGATGCCATTATCGAATTTGATGATAATGAAGAAGTTTCCGGGCGTTTAAGCATTATCTCCGGTGACATTACCGAGGACATGATCGCTGAAGCCATAGCTGGGGCAAATCCCAATAGCTATATGGGATTCGTTAACACCCTTGATGCTCCCGCAAGTGATGTTCTCCGAACGCTGCATCTTTACGCTGGCTGGTTTGTCGATTGGCCAGCAGTAGAGGGTGGCGATGAGGACGACGATGATTTTGGGGATCATGTAGACCAGATCGTATATTAACTCCCTGATAGTGCACAAATAATCTGTTCTGATATGTTAATTGTGTACTTAAAGTAAACGCGTAGTGGCTTGCTTTAGGTTATGGAAGCAAGCTATTGCCTAATATGTTAGATCAAAAAATTTTAATTTTTGCGTTTCGCTCACCACATATTGAACACTTTAGCCGATCTTTTAATTCTTCCAGAGTCAATCCTGAAGCTACATATTGTTTAATATCTCTTCGTCATTGCATATTCAGAGGGTAAAGATATACACATACTAAAATGAATTGGCTTAGCTCGTTATTAATCAGAATTCGATGAGACTACTCCATTTTAGGGAATAACATGTATAACTAAAACACATCGTCTTTAACTCTCACAATATAGATTCAGTTTAATACCCAATCGACAGTAATTAATTTGACTCTACTTTTTAAGTAGATTTCAAATCCACATCCATTAAAACCCTATTAATTAACAGACTATCTATTTTTGCAGTTATTATTTTTGTGCTAATTTAATTGTTTGTCTTTTGTGCTTATTGTTGATTGTGTTTTGTTCTATTTTGTCAATTTTTATTCTGTGAATTGAGATTTTTCTAATAGTCCATTGGGTTTTCAAGGTTATTATTTGTGATTTTGATCACAAAAATACCTTGATTTTTATTTGCAAAACTTGAAACACGAATCCAAAAAAGATAAACATTTGTCCGCAGTGACCTCTTTTCTACTGAAAAGTTCAATCTAAAGGGCAAAAAAATGAAAAAAATCACAGTGGCACTTTCTGCGGTTGCAGCATCAGTCCTGATGGCAATGTCTGCACAAGCGGCAGAAATCTATAACAAAGACGGTAACAAACTGGATCTGTACGGCAAAGTTAATGCAGAGCATTACTTCTCTTCTTCAGCTAGTGATGACGGGGATAAAACTTATGCTCGTATGGGTTTCAAAGGTGAAACTCAGATTAATGACCAGTTAACCGGTTTTGGTCAGTGGGAGTACGAATTTAAAGGTAACCGTACTGAAACTGAAGGTTCTGATAAAGATAAAACTCGTCTTGCGTTTGCAGGGCTTCGCTTTGGCGATTATGGTTCGCTCGACTATGGTCGCAACTACGGTGTAGCGTATGATGTTGGCGCTTGGACTGACGTGCTGCCGGAGTTTGGTGGAGATACCTGGACTCAGACTGATGTATTTATGACCCAGCGTGCTACTGGCGTCGCGACCTATCGTAACAATGATTTCTTCGGCTTGGTTGATGGTCTGAACTTTGCTTTGCAGTATCAGGGTAAAAATGATAGTGCTGCAAAAGTGAACAACTGGAAAGGCCGCGACGTAGTTGAATCTAATGGTGATGGCTTCGGTCTGTCAGCTACTTATGATTATGAAGGATTTGGCATTGGCGCAACTTATGCAAAATCTGACCGTACTGATGGACAGGTATCCTATGCTAAAGCCCCTCTGAATCTGAATGCCTCTGGTAAAACTGCTGAAGTATGGGCTACGGGCCTGAAATATGATGCAAACAACATTTACCTGGCTACAACTTATTCTGAAACTCAGAATATGACAGTCTTCGGTGATGACCATATCGCGAACAAGGCGAAAAACTTTGAAGCCGTTGCTCAATACCAGTTTGATTTCGGCCTGCGTCCGTCCATCGCTTACCTACACTCTCGCGGTGAAAATATTGGTGCGTTCGGTAACCAGGATCTGGTTGAATACATCGACGTGGGCGCGACTTATTACTTTAACAAAAATATGTCCGCTTTCGTTGACTACAAGATCAACCTGATTGATGAAAGTGAATTTACCAAAACATCTGAGGTTGCAACCGACAACATCGTTGCTGTTGGTATGACCTACCAATTCTAATTTTGGTAGGTAAGAATATGCGGGAAGGGAGTGATGTCACTGCCCGCATATAGGTGGCACCCTCATGCCACCTTTGAAGAGGCAATAAAATTGCCTCTTCTCAATTTAACTTCATGTTATTTATTACCTTTTTATTAATTTGAAACTCTATTGTTGGGGCGCTTTGTTGCGCCCATTTTTTTACACCAATTAGGTAAAGTTATTTTTAAGTAATCGAGCAACTTTCAGCCCTCTCAAAATGGAATATCGTCTTCAAAGTCCATTGGAGGTTCGCTATTGGCGTTGCTCTGAGGTTTACTGCCACCGCTGTATTGCTGGTGGTTTTGAGGTTGGTTTGACTGCCCCCAGCCATTTGAGAATTGTGAATCGTCGCGGCGAGCGCCGATCATTTGCATGGTGCCGCCCTGGCTGACGATAATTTCCGTCGTGTAACGATCTACACCGGCGTCATCTGTCCACTTACGGGTTTTAAGTTTCCCTTCGATGTAGACCTGAGAACCTTTTCGTAAATACTCACTCGCAATTTCAGCAAGTTTCCCGAACAAAACGACTCTATGCCATTCTGTTTGCTCTTTCTGTTGGCCCGTTTGCTTGTCGCGCCATGATTCATTTGTTGCGATGCTTAGTCTTCCGACCGTTCCGCCATTTGGTATATACCTGATCTCCGGGTCTTGCCCCAGGGTACCAATCAGGATGACTTTGTTTACACCGCGTTGTGCCACTTTTCTTACCCAATAAAATAAATTAATTAGAGCAATAATGTATATCTTTGAAACGTAGCTAACAAGTGATTTGCATTATCCTGTGTCTTCTAAAGGGATCGAGTCAGTCGGTATTGGCTGTGAATGGGTGTTTGTCCTGGAGCGTAAAAAATTCGCTTATGAGGTCTTTATGAAGGGAAAAACAGCCGCAGGAGGCGGTGCAATTTGCGCTATCGCGGTGATGATTACCATCGTGATGGGTAATGGCAATGTGCGAACCAACCAGGCGGGGCTTGAGCTGATTGGTAACGCTGAAGGTTGCCGACGTGATCCATACATGTGCCCGGCGGGGGTATGGACTGACGGGATCGGTAATACACACGGGGTAACGCCGGGTGTGCGAAAAACCGACCAGCAAATCGCCGCTGATTGGGAAAAGAATATCCTGATCGCTGAACGCTGTATTAATCAGCACTTTCGGGGCAAAGACATGCCCGATAATGCCTTCAGTGCAATGACAAGCGCGGCATTCAATATGGGATGCAATAGCTTACGGACCTACTACAGCAAAGCGCGAGGCATGCGAGTCGAAACGTCCATCCACAAGTGGGCGCAGAAAGGGGAATGGGTAAATATGTGTAACCATCTCCCTGATTTTGTGAACAGTAACGGCGTGCCCCTGCGAGGTTTAAAGATTCGCCGTGAAAAAGAACGCCAGCTTTGCCTGACGGGGCTGATCAATGAATAAACTCCGGCAGCTCCGCCGACTTTCGACAATGAAGTTATCGCTGGCGGCGATAGTTTTCGACTCGATTTTCATGGCGGTATATGTGCTCAATGAGACGTGGCCACTGGAACCGCTATTGTATGCTGGGCTTCGACTGTGCCTGACATTTTTGAGCATGGCTGCAAGATTGATGCAGCAGAAAGAAACCGCTTCAGATTGTCCACGCCGCGCGGTGCGCAAATATATGGCACGCAGGCGAAGGCGATAATAGTTAACGATAACCCCGGCAGCCGCCGGGGTTATTTTTGGTGGTTATTTAAACGGATTGATTGAATTATTAAACGTGATGATGCTTGTCTCACGCGGTGCCTGGACGTTAGCCGCTTGCGGAACCTCCTTAATTTTCTTGGTGACAGGCAAGTTGCGTGCGCCAACTTTGATCAGAGATTCGAAAAGTGTGGCAACGATTTTTGCATCACCAGGTTCTTTGAGGCGGAATGCGTCTTTTTGGGCGGCGGAGACGAAGATCGGGAGGTTATCCAGTTCGTCTTGCATTGCTGCCAGCACATCGTCGCGGATACCCGCTGTTTTCTCCAGCAAAGCGATTCGCGCTTCAGCATCTGCGATCTTGGCCATTGCTTCGAGGTGGCGGCCCTGGCTTTCGAGTAGTGCAGTTTCCAGTTCTGCCGTACGCTCTGTCGCCTCCACCATCATTTCCAGTTCAGCCATTTTGCCGTAATGGGATATAACGGCCTGCACTGACTCGTCGGAGTACCCATGCGCCGCCAGGGACTCTGCCAGTAAAGATTTAGAATCCGCGCTTTCAAACATTCCGGCGCTGGCAGGATGATCCAGACTGATATAGTTCGGCGTTGTCACATAATCCACACCATGGAAGCTGGTGGTTACAGCGATTTTCCCGGACTCGCGCCCGCCAGTGGCCCAGCTCCAGCCACCAGCTCGGCTTTCGATCATCGCGGCGACAATTTTACCCGGCTCTGTGTTAAGAATTTCCTGTGTATGGGTAACGATGCCGTTGTCGTCAACAGATATAGCCACTGTGCGGCACGCTGGAACATTGTCGATTACGACCGGGCGACCTTCCACCATGATCACGCTGGTTTCTGGTACTTCCAGTTTGCCAGTCAGCTGTCGGCGACCGTGACCGTAATAGCCGAAAAGCTCTCCAAGGCGTAAACCTTCCTGAGTTTCCTTGCTTTCAAGCATGGTCTTGACCGCGCTTAATACATACTGTCGCCCGTTCTGGCGACCTTTTCGAGCATTGCTATAGAGACAAAAGCGGTCAGTGACCGTTTTCAAAACATCAGTCATTATCGTTTCCCTCTTTAAAGACCGATTCAAGGATTTGCGCCAGTTCCTGTGGCGGTGTTTTGATGATGGAATCCATCAGGTGATCGTCGTCCTCGCTTTTCGCTTTCAGTTCGTTCACCAGTGCTTCAGAGATTTTTTCGTCAATCTCCAGCACATCGCTGAACAGGTAACGTTTGAATGCATCGGAATTGGCGAGGACGCTGTTATTGCTGACGGCATCGAGGATTTGCGTAACGATAGTGGCGTAGTTCGCCTGCGAGTCGCGGTTATCGTTGTGCTCTTGTTGCAGAGCGGTATTAACGGAGTGGAATTCGATTTTGTACGGGCGATCACCTTCCGGGTATACCTTGCCGTACTTGAAAGCAAGATGAATATCGATAGCCCGCTGAATGAACTCTTCTACGCCCTGCTGGATCCATGAGGCGCGCATGGCGGCCTGAATTGCCGTGCGCAGGAATCCACCTTCGCCAAGCCCGCCGGACATTTGATCTGCCCACCCCAGGAGGGTGTAATCGAGGCCAAGTGCTGCCGCCAGCTGGCGCATATAGGTGAGAATGTCTTCAATGCCGTTGATGTCAGCCTGGATGGTCTGAGTATCAATAGTCATCTGTCCCTTGCCGTCGCCCATAATAGGCAGCAGGGTATTGGTCACCGTAGGCATGTTATTCGCGCCACGTGCGCGTCTTTCCATCAGGTCAGCTGCTCGTTTAAGCGTCTGAGTAATGGTGCGCGAATAATCGGCTGCTTTAACCGGATCCAGACTATTCATCGCCAGGCCGATGATTCGGTCAATTTTCGACGCATTAAAACGCGTTGCTTTCAGCGAGCGGATCGCTGAACGCAGATTCATGTACGGCTCGTAAGCGTATTCGAGCAAGCTGGTCCCGTAATTCTGGGTTTCAATCGGCGTGCGCTCTTCCGGATTATCCAGCAAGCTGTATGCTTTATGGCCAGTGTGCACAGGCATAAGGTTTGACTTAGGCCGCCAGTAGGGGATTTTCATAGGGATAATGGCCCACGGATCGGCGAAAACCATTTTCCCTGACGCGTCCTTCAGATAATCGCCGCTAAATCCCGCCAGGTTGCCGCTGACCTCGAACTCTTTGATGAAGCTCGGAAGGGTGTAATAGGAGCACTCAAAAGACGTGATCCCTATGCCTTCTTTGGCGTATGGCCTGACATAAGCCACCCCAAATACAGACATGATAAATGCCCATCCGGCGACCTCTTTGTTGATGGTTCGCCCGATGTCGTTCATCAGCTCGTCACACAACGCCTGAGCGGCGTCATAGTCACTATCGTTTCCGTTGTGTACCGGCACGATAGAGAAGGTTTGTCCGGTCTTCTTATCGAAAGAGAGCGCGTGCGTAATATGGATGTTCAGCGCGGTGGCGATCGTGCTGTAAACCGCCATTTCTTCGAGTAGCGGATAGCGTTGCAAGCGGTCTTCCGGCAGTTGAACTTCATCAAAGATAAAGCGACTCCCATCCACCAGCCCATCACCAGCCATGCCACTATCGCCCGGTTTGCCGCCTAAGAAGCCGGACAGTTGTACCGGTGCCCCTGCGCGAGAAAACAAATACCCACTTCCGCCGTGCACAGCCAGCGCGGACAGGAGGATGTTGTCCCGTTCTCCGTTGTCTTTAAAAACCCCCGCCAGCGCCTTCCTGACCGAGGATAGCGTGATTTTATTGTCTGCCAAGATTGCACCTTAATTAGAATAATTCGCATCGTGTTTGAACGGAATTTAACACTAGTCACTTGTTAAGGATTACCAATGAACAAGCTATCTATGGGTGTGTTTCGCTGTTCAAGTGTCAGCGAAATATTGAAATACATTAGGGCAATAACATCTCACCGAGCGCCGATTAAATACGGCGTGGAAAAGGTGGAAGGCAAAAGCTATGACCGACTGCGCCGGGAGGCGAATCAGAAGGCGATAGATTTGCTTAATTCGCTGGTGGACGGCGCGACACTGACAGATGAACAGCGCCAGATCCTGGCCGGGTACACTGGTGAAGGCGGCATTGGCGGGTCCGTCTCCGAATATTACACACCAAAGCCTATCGCTGAAGGTGTCTGGGAGATCATGAAGCTCTACGGCGCGGACGTAGGTAACACTCTGGAACCATCGGCGGGAACCGGCGTTTTTAATGAGACAAAACCGGTTGGTACGGTGATGACCGCGACTGAGATCAGCAGTGTTTCCGGTCGTATAAACCAGTTGTTACACCCGGAAGACAGCGTACAGATTTCCCCGTTCGAACAGCTGGCTATAAACACGCCTAACGATTCATTCGACCATGTTGTGGGTAACGTTCCGTTCGGCGGTCGTGATAACACACGCAACATCGATAAGCCTTACGCAGAAGAAACGGACATGGGGTCTTACTTCATGCTCCGCATGCTGGACAAGATAAAACCTGGCGGATTCATGTGTGTGATTGTGCCGCCGTCCATTGTTTCAGGTTCAAACATGAAACGGTTACGCCTGCGCCTATCACGGAAAGCTGAATTTCTTGGTGCCCACCGCTTGCCTACCGGTACTTTTGACGCAAACGGGACCAGTACAGTTGTTGATGTGGTGCTGATGCGCAAACATCCGGCAGAGATGGCTGAGAAAATCCCCCTGGTGGATGAAAGCACTCTCGAATCGGCAAATGTGCTTTGGCCAACGTTTATTTCTGGCAAGTGGTTTGAAAAGGACGGCCGCCGGTTTGTTCATGGCACCCAGGAAAAGGGCTTCCAGGGGCGTATTGAGGTTCGTGCCGACGGTCAGATTGATAACCAGGCTCTTAAAGCGAAGCTGATTCATCGTTTCGAAAGCCGTATCGACTGGTCTTTGCTCGATATGGCTGAACCGTCACCGACCGCAGACGTTGTTGGTGAAGGGGAAATGCGCCTGATTAATGGCGTATGGCAAAAATATGCTGGTGGTCGCTGGATTGAAGCTGATGCAGGGAAGGAACTTAAGATCGATGCTGCCAGTTATGGCGCGGATAGCTGGGAGGCTCTTCAGCGTAACCTGACTACAACAGAAGGCCGTCTCGGCATGACATTTACCCAGATGGCAAATGTCCGCGATAAGTACACCACATCAATCAGCGACGATATGGTGCAGCTGGTGGACTGGATTAACAGCCAGCCTGAAAAATACCGTGAACGCTTGTATCGCGGGGCGATGATTGGCCGGATGTTAATTGAATATCAGGACATGAAGGCCGCCGGGCATAGTGCTGAACAAATCGAACAGCAGCGCCTTTCTCTGGTATCCCGTTTGCAGGCAGAGATTGACCGTTTTGGTAACCCCGGTCGCGGTCCGATAGCGAAATTATCGGGGAGCGGTGCGCGCGCCTGGTTTGCTTTCCGTGGTGCAATTAAGCTGGATGGCACTATTTCTGACGAGCTGACAGGAAAACTGGTTACGCATGATTCCAGCGCCAGTTATGACTCCACCAGCTATCAGGACACCCTGCGTTATCTCTACAGTGATCTCACTCGCGATCCAATCCAGCTCGATGATTTCCGCCTTGCGTTTACCGGCGAACTGCCAGCCAGTGATGACGAGTTGCTTAATTTATTGGCCAGCACCCCTGGCATTGCGGTTTCACCGTATGGCGGGATTGTTCCGTTCGCCCGCGCCACCAGCGGCGACATTAACGAGATAGTGGCTCCAAAACAGGAATTCCTCGCCACGCTCCCCGACGGTCCAGTAAAGAACAACGTCCTTAATCAGCTGGCAGCGATCGAAGAGAAGCGCATCAAGACGCCAGCAGAGAATATCCGCTTTAAGCTCAATAGCCGTTGGTTCGACCGTTCCGTCATTCTGGAGTTTTTGCAGGAAAACGGCTATCCGGATCTGCGCTATGTGCAGTCAGTGCAGCTGGAAGGCGACGAAATGGTTTCTGACACCTATCACGGTGGTGATGGCCTGTTCGTCGGGCACCGATACGGTGTCGTCCAGCGTAAGGATAAAGAAACAGGCGAGATCCGCTACGAGTGGGACCGTAAATCAGGTGAAAACGCGACCGGGTTCCCGGCACAGCTGGAAAAGTATCTCAATGGTGCGCGTATCGGTGGCAAAGATAGCGCGACGGCGAACGGCTACCGCGAGCAGATGGCACTGCTTGAGGACCAGTTCAATAAGTGGATCAAGACGCACGATCGCTACGATGAGCTGGTTGCTAAATACAACGATGTGTTCAATAGCAATATCCCGTATGAACACTCTGGCGATCCGCTTGGGTTGAAGGGATTAAGCGGTAAGCGCCAGCCATTTGATTACCAGAATAGCGAGGTGCGCCGACTGTCCGAAGATGGGCGCGGCATCCTGGGCTTCGGCACCGGGCTGGGTAAAACCACGACCGCGCTGGCGCTTGAGGCGTTCAACTATGAGAACGGTCGCTCCACCCGTACTGCGTATGTAGTGCCTAAATCAGTGCTGGAAAACTGGTATTACGAAGCAAAAGAATTCCTGAGTGAAGAGGCATTCAGTAACTACCTGTTCGTCGGTCTTGATGTGCTGATGGATGGCGATCAGATTCGCCAGGTGCAGGTGCTCGATGAGAACGGTAAACCTGTTCTTGGTACTGATGGCACTCCAGTTATGCGCGATGCTCTTAAGCTGGCAGATGAAGCCACTATCACGGCGCGGATGAACGCGATCCCGCACTCAAATTACCGTGCAGTCGTGTTTACCAAAGAACAATACGCCCGCATTCCGCTACGTGATGACACCGTAGATGAGCATGCACAGGATATGCTTTATGACTTCGTTGCCGCCGGACGCGTAGCCAGCGCAATGGACTCCGACTCCCACCGCAAAGAGGCCGCGCGTCGCCGGGTATTGTCGGAGTATTCAGATACCGGCACCGAAAAAGCAGAGAAGTATCCGTACTTTGAGGATATGGGCTTCGATAGTGTGATCGCCGACGAAGGCCACAACTACCGCAATAGCTATAAAAATGGTCGCGAAGCGTCACAGCTAGCCTATCTGCCCACCAGCGCGGTAGCGCAATCGGCGCGAGATATGGCAATTAAAAACGCGTACCTGATGAAAAAGAATGGTGGGCGCGGGCCGGTTCTCCTGACTGCAACGCCAGTCGTTAACACCCCGATCGATGCATACAACATGCTTTCTCATGTTCTGCCGAAGGAATACTGGCAGAACATGGGGATCTACGGTCCTGATGACTTCGTTAAATTCTTCGGCAAGACCAGGCTGGAAACGGTACAGAAAATTAGCGGTGAAGTTGAAGAAAAAATGGCGCTGGTGGGCTTTGAAAACCTTGATGCGCTGCGCGGTATATTCCATCGCTGGGTAACGCTTAAAACGGCGGAAGACGTTAAGGATACCGTGGAGATCCCGGAGCTGGACGAACACCAGCAGGATGCACCACTTACTGAAGAACAACTGGCGGCGTATGAAGAATTGCGTCAGCAGGCGGAAGCGGCGGCCAAAGCCAACAATGGCGTAACGACCTCGGTCAATGAAGACGGCGTGATTGAGCACGAGAAAGCCCGTCCGATCTTCTCAATAATCAGGGATATGGACCGCGTATGTACTGACATGGACCTGTACTATCGCCGGATCACCTATCGTTTCCTGCCGGAGTACGCCGATGCGGTGCAGCAGCTGGCGGACAGTTTGCCTAAACAAGCCACCAGCGAAGACGACGACAGTGATGATTCAATCACGCAGCAATCGCAATACTCCCTGATAGATAAGGGCGAGTTTATTCAGTTGCAGGTTCCGGAAGCGTTCGAGCAGGAAGTGAATAAGCGCCTGGCCAGGTTTGGCATTGACGAACAGACCGTAACTCACCCCGTTACGCCCAAATACGCGAAGCTGATTGCCACGCTGAAGGAGTTTTTCCCGGAAGGTAAGCAAATCATCTTCACCGATGAAAAAACGCAGCACCAGAAGCTCAAGCGCATTATCTGCAATGCTCTTAACCTTGAACCTTCAAAGGTGGGGATACTGAATGCTCAGACGGTTGCCGAGGCAGGTAAAACCGGTAAGAAACTGAAAGCGGTTAAACCGCCGAAAGAGTTACCGGATGAACCAACAGATGCACAGATAGCGAAATACAACGAGCAAATGGCTCTGTATGACGCCTATATCGCGCAGCAAAATGAAATGTCGTTGGGCGGTCTGGAAAAGATTGCAGCCGACTTCCAGGAGGGCCGGACTCCGATCATCATCTGCAACAAAAAGGCAGAGGTGGGTATCAACCTGCATCGAGGAACGACTGACATCCATCATCTGACGTTGCCATGGACTCCAGCCAGTATTGCGCAACGAAACGGTCGCGGTGCCCGAGTTGGCTCCAACCGTGCAAGCGTTCGCGTTCACTACTACTGCGGCAAGGGGTCTTTCGATGAATACCGACTGAAGACGCTGAAGCGTAAAGCAGGCTGGATCTCCGATATCCTCCGTTCAGATAAGTCAGAAATGGAGAACGCCGACGCCAACGATATGATCGAAATGCAGATGTATACCGCGAAGGATGACGGCGAACGTCTGGCAATGATGCAGGTTCAAATGGATAAGGCGAAAGCTGCGAAACGCGCTCGCCAGAAAGAACAGGCTACTATCGACCTTCAGAACTACATCAAGGCGCAGCACGCAGCTGGTGAGGATGTGGAGGTACTTACCGCTGAATTGGAGCGAAGCAAAGCGGAACTTGAAAAGACCACCGCCGACGTCGCCAAATTCAAACAGGCGGTAATGGCCAAAGCAGCTGATAACGCAGACTGGAAAGCCCGCTGGGGTAGCGTCCATCACACAGACCGTATGTTGTTAGCACAGTATCGCGCGTCGTTGAAAAGCGCCATTCAGCGCAAGGCTAATATCTCTCAGGCCATCTCCCGCTATGAGAAATTATTGAACCGTACTCAGAAGGCCGCGACGGATATCAAACGCCTGCGCCCGCTGGTGGAGGATGCAATAAATAAAGGCATTCTGGATGTTGATCCTGATCTGGTTAACCATGCGAATGAGTTCCTTGTTATCGGCGATCGCTCATGGCGTGTAGGCCAATACTATGATTGTGCCGGTGATATCGTTCGCATTAAGTCGCTGGACTTCGACAGCCAGCGCGCAGACGTGGAGATCATCTTTACCTTCAAAGGCACCAAATCGGGTAACTGGGATGTGAAGACGCTGGATAAACAGGTTGATGTAACTCCCGATGAAGATGCTGTTATGCAGAAAATCAGTGGTGGCGTCTCCATCGCCGGGATTAACGACATCGTTTCCTGTGACGATTTCTACCGTTTCCAGCAGCGCGGCATGATCAAAATCACTGACTCATACGGCGTTCAGACTACAGAGTCAGGCTATAGCATTGATTTTGTTGGTACCTATACGGACCCACTGAAGCATGCGGTTTACCCGGATCGCCGTGACGGCGCGCTGAAGTCGTCAATTGCAAAATGGGTGCTTGGTATGATGTCGGAAGGGAATAACCGCCAGATCCGTTCGGCAGAAGCATTCCTGGTTGAACTGTTTGGCTCCAATTATGGCGATGTAATCGCGTCATACGGAGATACGCTATCCCCTGAAGCACTTCAGGAGAAAATAGCGGATGCGATCGCCAGAATGCCGGAGAAAACAAGCCAGGGGGCTACTCGTAACGGGGATTCTGAACTTGAAGTCACCAATGCCATTTTCGGTACCAATGAGTTCCGGGCGTCAGATTATGAGATCACCACAGCACAGTTTGGCACCATTGGCATTTACAGCAATAAAGCCGAGATCAAGCAGGCAATGGACGCAGCAAGCGCGCGCATCGCAGCAGAACGGGAAGCCAATCTGAATCATGCAGTCGCCGCGCTGACTCAATCGTGGGTAACAGCAATCAGGGAGGCCGCCACCACAGGGAAAATCACACCTGCAATAGCGGATGTCGTAAACGACGGCTCTAAATTTATGGATGCCTATCAAATGGATGCGGTGAAGTTGCCATCAGCCTATGGTCAACTCAGCTATCGCATGACCTACAACCTGGTATCAATGTTTTCCGACCTTGCCATCCTTGGGCTGGTGGATCTTAACGAGGTTACGCCGGAATTGCTCAGCATGCGCAAGAATCATGTGGAGATATTGCAGAGAATTAACACGGTTCTTGCCGGGCGCACCGATGAAGAGAAACAGGCCGACGCTGATCGGATAAACCTGGCCCTTGGCAACATCACGGAGGAAGAGATTGCCGCCAGAAACGAGAAACAAGAAGAGTTATCATCAATACAGGGTGATGCCACCAGCATAGCTCAGTCTCTTGGTCTGAATTATCGCGTATCCACCGCCGACCTGAAGATGATGTACGCACCAAAATTCGCCGCTGGCGAGGTATTTGGGCTTCAGGAAGCCTCAGGCATGAAAGGCGTTCTTTTCCGTGCGAAAGACGCAATCAAGGCGAAATTCGGCGCTCGCTGGCTGCCAGCGAAGGCGAAGAACAGCGATTTCCCGGGTAACTGGTGGATTATCGAGACAAAACACAACGTGGCGGACGTTCTGGCCGTCATCCAACAATACGCATAACAGGAGCGCCCGGTTCGCCGGGCGTCGCATAATATGGCCACACTATCTGATACAATAAAACCGAATAAAACATATCTTGAGGCGGTACTCCGTACAGCGTTGTTAGGAAAGACAGAAGACGAATACGTTGATTTCTTCCTGTCAGGGCTACGCGGGCGATTACTGAAAAATCCCCGCCTGTACCGCAGCTATGGTCCATACTGGCCGGAAATTAAAAAATTATTACTGGAGCGCGGTTATGGTAATTTCGGTCGTCTCGTTGACCGTGACGTTCGCAAAATTTACCGTTATGACCGCCCGGCGCTAACACTCATAGCCGCGACGCTCTACAGCCAGGAGCGTTTTGATAATGGTCAGATATACTCAGCCTGGCATTTACTGCCAGTGCCTGAAGAAGTTGACGACCAGGACTATGAGTTTGAGTCTTACGATTTGGAAGTTGAAGCCTTGGCACAGGCTGGAGAGAAAACTTGAAAAAGCGATACTACACAGTAAAGCATGGGACGCTACGAGCATTACAAGAGTTTGCTGATAAGCATAACGTTGAGGTGCGCAGGGAAGGGGGAAGTAAAGCTCTGCGCATGTACCGTCCGGACGGGAAATGGCGTACGGTCGTCGATTTCAAAACTAACAGCGTTCCCCAGGGCGTCCGCGACCGGGCATTCGAAGAATGGGAGCAGATCATCATAGATAACGCATTGCTCCTGAATGCTGATTAAATCTTTGGCTATGCCTGGCTAAGCCAGGCATAGGAATTTACACAGTATCAATGTGTCTGCTAAGGAATCTCCCGAACTGATTTGTTGACCCAAAATAGTTAGGATAAGCCTTTTTAAGAGATTTAATGTTGTTAGTGGCAAGCAGCACCGCAATTAATACTTCAGGATCCGCATCATCCTTATTAAGTTCCTGGAGGGCTTGTTCCGATTCTTTTTTCCTAAAAGGTTTCACAGAAACAAGAAACTTTCCAGTATCCTTGCCATTTTTTGTTATGGCGTTTCTCATCCTCACCAAAAAGAATCCATTATGGTTTTTGGGCAGGCTTTTCTTTAGGTTTGCATCTGATGTCAGCTTCATTGCAAATGTATATGTACTTAATTTTGAGCGAACAGATAAAGCCTCCTCCAATGTTTTAAGCTCTGTTTGATAATTTTTGATGGTTTCATCATCAAGAATACAGGCACCTTCATCATGAGCAACTAGGCATCCAGAAAGATAAAAAAATCTTCTCCACTCAGGGTGACCTTCATTAGAAGTTTTCAGCTTAATATTTTCAAGTGTATCTATTATCTCCAGACTTGTTGCCCAAGCATGTTGGAGTTCTGTTCTTAGTTGTACTTCGATTTTAGTTTTACTCCACGGATTGTTACCGTTTTCTTCATCAAAACAACTATATGCAAGGTGAATGCCACTATATCCGCTTGGCTTTGGAGTTAAATAGTCATATTCCTTTAAGATTTTATGCTTGGAGCGACTTTTAACTAGTCGGTCTTTTAGTTTCTTTAGTTGTTCGATGTTTCTAACTATAGCTCTACATCCGCCAATATCCTGCATTCTAGTAAGGGCTATTGCATTATTTGTTGCGCCGCCGTCAAGACTTGGACGCTCCAGTTTATCAATTATTGTGCTAAGTCTTTTTAGGCGTCTTGCAACAATAATCTTATTCTCTTTATCAACTTTTTTTGCAGCCCTATCAAGATGATTTTTCATTAGCATCAATGGATATAAATGAAGCTCGCGGAAATTTTGAATCATTTTAATTGCTTCTTCTCGCTCTGCGCCCTCACAACCATGTCTAATTTTTCTGGCTGCTTTTTCTATTTGAGATTTCGAATATTTAAGTTCGCATTTTTGGCTTTGATATACTTCACTGCCCATTACTAACATCCAGTTCAAATGATTAATGTGTTGTTACATATAATAACAAATCAAGCTAGAAATCAATGGGTATGAAAATGAAACATACCCATAATGTTACCTAACGTAACTATTATAAATAGTTCTGTTTACCTGTTAATTCTCCTTGCGGCACTTGTTTTTGCGTTAGTGTTTGAGTTCCGCGAATTATGTTAATCAGGGGACTTAGTAATGATGGTTCCTGATGGGCCTCAACTTCTCCAGCCATTGCCCTGATGTAGTCGGCGCTGGCAACGTTGTTGTATTCCGTCGCAAAGCAACATAGTAACGTCAGAACATGTTCTGTCGTTATTTCGCTCCAGTTGATGTTGAAAAATTCATCGCCTTTTTTATCGTGTTCGGAATCGAAGATGCTTTGGTGAAGGATGTATTTGCCGGATTCCTTGCGCGGTAACTTGATCGCTTTCTGGCGTTCCAATTCCTTGTAAATCTGCATTGCTTCAATCAGTACCGGTCTGCCGTTCATGAAGGGATCACGCAACCTTACACGCTGGCCAACTCGACCGGTAATAAAGCTGTTTTCCTCTTCCACCAGCACGATAAAACCCTTTTCCTCTTTTTCTCGCAATTCGCGCAGCAGCTGGAGTTCCATATCGCGGCGGCGTTCAGGGTAGCTGGTCCGCTCAGCCATTATCAGCTCATTGTTGATCCATGCAGCAGTCATTGACGCCGGTTTGCCGACGCTCATTGAAACAACGCATATTTTCTTATCCATAGCGCCCCTACAAAAAAGAAAAGCCACCAGCGGCGGCTTAGCAATACAACTGAAGGTAGCGCCCGGTACTCAGACTGTGCCGTCCATGGAATATTTGAAAAGGGATCCATCCGTACCGGGCGTGTGATGATTCTGACTCAAGTCACTTGTCAGTTGTCAATCATTTAAGATTAAAAATAATATATTTATTAGTGCATGATGTTTGCCATTTCATAGGCGTCAGCCAGCAACTCCATCTCTGACTTGTTCAACAAGGTGAATTCTTTCTTGCCTCCTACCACGCCATCTGCATGAACAGGGACCAGCCAAGGGTATTTTTCTCTTACTTCAGCCGGTGCTGCATGCTGGTGGTGCCATCTGCAAAGGGGCAATTGCTTTTTGTGACAACCCGGCGCGGTACGACCGGAGATATGGTGCAGAGACACCTCTTCAGATATTACTCCATGCATGTAGCAGGCAATGCAGGGGAGAGTGCCAAGAGCATTGGCGATGGTCCGTTCCTCCGCCGTCGGTGTTCGCCCCTTCAAGCCACGAGATTTTATTTTTACCGCACTTTTCCGCGTTTTGCTGGCTGGTGGGCGCTCTTTCTGTTTAGCGATACGGCGGTCGATAGAATCCCGCATTTTCTGATATTGCGATTCTCGCCAGGCGGGGTCAGCCAACTTTTCCCGTTGCCGAGCGATCGCTCGTTCTCTGGCTGCCTTCTGCCACTCGCGGCGCTGTTCAAGTTTTTGTTCGATTGTTTTCATATGGCAAAAAAAAGGCGGCCTAATGGCCGCCAATGATGTCAAGGAGTGAAGTAATGGCAACGTCTTCGTAGTTGACAAAAACTGCGGCTAAATTATAGCAATCAATTAGAGCAATGGCAGATATTTTGTTTATCGCGAATCACATTTTTTCACTTCAGTACCTGTGTGCTATACTCCTTCTTGATTGATTGGATGCGGAATACAAACCCGCTCTTTTGTGCAGCCTGGCTCCTTGCCAGGCTTTTTTTTATTTCATCATGGAAGCTGTTAACGCTTTGGACCTTGCTGAACTGATTGAAAGGGCATTGTTTACCTTACCCAGGAGTTCGCCAAATTCCCCCATCACTCTAGTAAGCCCGCGCCGCGCTTCCTCCTCCGTTGCATTCATCACAAAATGTTCAGCACTCCGCATGCTTTTAACGGGGAACGCAACAGATATCGAGTCGATATCAGGCATCCTATCGCTCAACTTTACGGTGACAATGACAGATGGTGACAGAATATTAGTGCTTACAGACAGCACTACATATTTTCCGTCGATGTTGAAATCCTTTCTCATATGCCACCATAAATATCAAAGAATTAGAGCAATCATTTACGCGTTAATGGCTAATCGCCATCTTCCAGCAGGCGCACCATTGCCCCTGTTTCACTATCCAGGTTACGGATATAGTTCATGACAATATTTACATTGGTCCAGCCACCAGCTTGCATGATCTCCGGTATTGAAACTCCAGCGCGGGCCATATCTCGCGCGGCTCCGACACGGGCACTGTGTCCAGACCAGGCCAGGTATCTCTGACCAGAGTCATCCTTAGCGCCGTAAATCAATCGATGAGTTGCTTCAAAAATCCCTTCCAGGGCGCGAGTTGATAGCTGGCTGGTGGCAGATGGCGCGGCAACACCATTTTTTCTGACCCGGCAAAACAGGTAGTTATTAGGATCATCAGCTACACCAGAGACAGAAATCCATCGCTCGACCAGTTTAGTTACCCCCAGGCTAAGTGCCTTCTCTACACCTGCGGCGCTAACCAGCGTTTTCGTTCTGCCAATATGGATTAACATTCTCCCACCGTCAGTACGTGAGATATCTTTAACCCTGATCCTGGCAATTTCTGCTATACGTAGCAGGGTATTATAAGCAATCCCAAGAAATGCCAGATTACGTATATCCTGGCAGCGATCGCTATTTTCCATGAGTGAACGAACCTGGTCGAAATCAGTGCGTTCGAACGCCAATGCCTGTTTTGCACGCTCACCGGCATCAACGTTTTCTTTTCGGATCCGTCGCATGACCAGTGAAACAGCATTGCTGTCACTTGGTCGTGGCAGCCCGGACCGACGATGAAGCATATTTAGCTGGCCCAAATGTTGCTGGATAGTTTTTACTGCCAGACCGCGCGCCTGAAGATATAGAAGATAATCGCGAACATCTTCAGGTTCTGCGGGAAACCATTTCCGGTTATTCAACTTGCACCATGCCGCCCACGACCGGCAAACGGACAGAAGCATTTTCCAGGTATGCTCAGAAAACGCCTGGCGATCCCTGAACATGTCCATCAGGTTCTTGCGAACCTCATCACTCGTTGCATCGACCGGTAATGCAGGCAAATTTTGGTGTACGGTCAGTAAATTGGACATTTAACACTCAGATAATGGTTTTAAGTAAAGTGTACAGGATCGGCTCTGCCTTTACCTGTTTATGGTTCTCGTCATAGAAACGCCAGCGACCGCGCGTGCGTTCTATTTTCTCTTCACCGCGCGATAATGACAGTTGACAACTATCACGATCAAACCCTTTTGCCCGCCAGTAACCACGGTTTTTCTCAAGCTCAAGATGAGTGGACACTTTAGCAGCTGAATATCCCATTTTTCACCTCTGATTGATTGGTGGTGCTAAGTGCGCTACGCGAAATCTGGAGCACAAACACTGCCAACATTTCACAGATTTTACGTAGCGCAACCTTGATCAAATGATCAAGTGATCACTATTTGACCTGATAAGGTATTGAACTGTATGGATTTACAGGTAAATTGATCATGTTCAATAACTCTTAAGATAACTTCGTATAATGTATGCTATACGAAGTTATCAGGTCCGAAGAGGAGTTTACGTCCAGCTGTGCACAAAAATCAATAATTATTAGAGCAATAAATTTAGAGAGAAAAATCCCACTCCACCAGCTAAAAACTGGATTGTTTTTCATAGTTGTTTGACAATTGCTCTAATAAATTATAGTTTTGCCGACGTTACGTAATACGACTTTGGATTCACTATTTAATGTGTCTTCAGCGTTGTAGAGCGGCTCAGAAGGAAATGAGCAAACAGGGAAACCTTATACAACGGCATTACAGCTATGCATTGCTCATCTTACACACAGCGCAATGTTGTTAGATTACCCCAGCATGGATCATGGGTGAAACAGTAGGTCAGAGCTTCAGGCTCTGTGTTGTCAATACAGTGAGGCATAATTATGGCTTTCATTCAACCAACCATCGACGACGTTAGACATTGCTCTAACGCTTTATCTGTAGACCCTGCCGAAACCGACGCTGCCCGCGCCATTGCTGAACACTACTCAAAGATATCCAATCAGGAGTACCGCATCACCCAAGACGACCTGGATGACCTCACTGACACAATCGAATATCTCATGGCAACTAACCAGTTGGACTCACAATAAATGCACTAATAAATCTATTATTTTTGTTTGATCCCTCTATAATATAGGTCAGTAATGACCGGTTTTCTCAGCCGGGCGTTATTGACCATGTCAATTCTGGAGGAGGATCAATGATAAATTATGTCTACGGCGAACAACTGTACCAGGAGTTCGTCAGCTTCAGGGATCTCTTTCTAAAAAAAGCTGTTGCACGCGCCCAACACGTTGATACAGCCAGCGACGGTCGTCCTGTACGCCCGGTTGTCGTTCTACCGTTCAAAGAAACTGACAGCATTCAGGCTGAAATTGATAAATGGACTTTAATGGCGCGGGAACTGGAACAGTACCCAGACCTCAATATCCCAAAGACTATTTTATATCCAGTGCCTAACATCCTTCGCGGTGTGCGTAAGGTTACAACTTATCAGACAGAGGCTGTGAACAGCGTCAACATGACCGCTGGCCGCATTATTCATCTGATTGATAAGGACATTCGCATCCAAAAAAGCGCGGGGATCAATGAGCACAGTGCGAAATACATAGAGAACCTGGAAGCAACAAAAGAGCTAATGAAGCAGTACCCGGAGGATGAAAAATTCCGTATGCGCGTACACGGCTTTAGCGAAACAATGCTGCGCGTCCACTACATTTCCAGTAGCCCTAACTACAATGATGGTAAATCAGTTAGTTACCATGTGCCACTGTGTGGCGTGTTTATCTGCGATGAAACTCTCCGTGATGGAATTATCATCAACGGTGAATTCGAAAAAGCAAAATTTAGCCTTTATGACTCCATAGAACCGATCATCTGCGACCGCTGGCCGCAAGCAAAAATATATCGCCTGGCAGATATTGAAAATGTAAAAAAACAAATTGCCATCACTCGCGAAGAGAAAAAGGTTAAGTCAGCCGCATCAGTTACGCGCAGCCGTAAAACCAAGAAGGGGCAGCCAGTAAACGACAACCCCGAAAGCGCGCAATAAATTATGCCCGGCATCAACCGGGCATTCTTCCATTATTCAGCCGCCACCGGTTTTAACAAGCCAGCATCGAGCAGTTTACGCGTCAACCACTGCTGGCCTTTACCCGTTAATTGAGGCGTCAACCGTATCTGGTAGCCATCTTCATCATCCAGCACCACTTCTTTCACCGTGAAATACCCCGCGTTGATGTACTGCTGGAACGGCACATTTTTACGTCCACCGGACGCTATCAGGATGCCGTTCTCCCGTAACCAGACAAACAGCGCGTTTTGCTTAAGTCCAACAACCTTTGCAAAATTCCCAATCAGGATCCCTTTAGCTACTGATACCCGGTCGGCAAAATCGACCTTAGGAGCGGCGGCCACCAGCTGCTGATTTAGCTGGTGGGCTTTCTGTTCCAGAAGCTGCTTTTGTTCAGCCAGTTCGGCAGCCAGGCGTAGGGCTTCTGGTAATGTTTGGGGGATTGCAACCGGTTGCTGTTCTTTTTGCCGGAAGTAGCTGTCTTCCAGTTTTTCAAAGAATGCCCATGCCTGATCGGTTTCGAGCATTTTAGCGTGGCGGGCTGCGCCGCGTTCTGTCCAGAGGGTGAGTGAGCGAACATTGCGAGCAATTTTTACAGAGTAGTTTAAAGCTACTCTGTGCTTCAACTCGCGCAATGATTCTCCTTCAACTTTGAAAAAGTGCTTCCCTTCAACAAAGCGTACTTTGTTCTCATGATGATTTTGGCGAATACGGATTGTTTCTGTCCCATACCCTCTAGCAAGAGTCTCGGTTGTCACTACACGCACTCCCTGCCATTCCAGAACGGGAATTTCATCAGACTGATTCTGAACAACCACCAGCTCCGATTCCTGAACTGAAGGTGCATGAATTTTTTCTGATTTAACGTTAGTTGCTTTCATTCTGTGTGCCTCCTTGCGTGCTTCGGCTGCGACGGTTGCGTAATTCAGATGACCCTGTTCGAGCAGGTATTCGCGGATATCAGACAACAGGATACGGTGAACCGCGTTCTTGTCCTTTCTCCGGTAAAGTTGTTTGGTGATCATGAAGTAGTTGGCAATAACGCCTGGTATATCCCTGGTACTGATACAGGCAGTGTGCTGTTCAATTGCCTCGATCATCTCTTCACGGGTAACTAACGATGTTCTCATAGTCCCTCCTGAGCAGAAGCGTTAACAGGGAGGCACCAGTAACTGAGAGAATTGCGTGAATCAGTGGAAAAACGGGCAGAGAAAATACATGGGGCGTCAGGAAGCTGAGAGCGGGCCTCATCTTCTGTTGGTGCAATAACGAAGTGATAGTGACGTTTTTGGCAGGAGTAAAAGCGCCAGATAAATTCAGGATGAGTTGGGGTAGGGATAGTAGCCATATTGGCAGCCTCCTTAGACGTTGGTATGTAACCACCGCAGAAGAGACCAATCTTGCTGGCGGTGGACTGTACGGAGTTGGCCTTACTGGCGTCCAAGGTAACCAGCCTACCCGAAGGTAGCCCCATACAGCCCACCATTGTAGAGGTGTGCGTGTACGCCGATACAAAAAAAGACGCGAGCGGCGTCTGTATCGCCTTAGACTTAAGCGGGAGGCCAATCCCGGCACCCGTTTTAATGAGGTGCCTGATAAGCATAAACCGAAAATGCCTCAAGGCGCAAGAGGTCAGGTTCAATGTAACATCGGTAGTTAAAAAACACAATTCATTAGAGCAAATGTTCATTCATTAAGCCATGCCAGAGCTTCATCAACCTGCGCTTCGTCTTCGACGCTAAGCACTTCATCCTGGGGAACATAATCCGCCAGCATAGCGAAACAATATGTATCCCAATGGTCTGGTGAGTGCAGGTTGAGTTTTTTCTTCATATCCTCCTTACTCATCACCTTCCATTGACCTGCGGAGTTAATCCCTACAGGGATTTTCGACGCTTCCTCAATAGTTTCATTACCCTTATCCAGTCTCATACGACCAGATTTTACGGCCTCTGCGGCTTGAACATTGGCATAAGCACGTTTATCAAAGTACAGGCTCTTATCTTCACGGCTATGCATCTTTTTACCCCAGCGTATACGCTGTACGGTAATACCATAATACTCGTACATCAGATCCGCCGTTGCTTTACCCAGGCCATCGCCGTCTATCGCTATGGTGATATTGGGGAATCGCTCAGGATTACATTCTGCGAAAATTTTGGCGGCAAGCTGCGTTTCTGTAACGTCTGTGTATTCCAGCATTCGATAGTTGATTACACGGCGTTTATTTCGCTGGCCGGACACCATCATGATATTGATAACGGACTTATCCCGTCCTGTACCACCAGCAACGTCCACACATGCAAGCCAGCCCCATCCTTTGGCAATCTTGACTTTCCGCCGCGTCGCACGTTCAACCTCATCACGTCCAAGAAGGAAGCCATCCTGTGATTTAGGGAATAGTCCGCGTACCTTAATCATGTACATAGGGTTATCACGCCCGCCGTACTCCGCCAGCTTCATTTTGATAAATGCTGGAGTTACCAGCGGTGATTCCTCACTGTTAAGCGTGATCGCCGTATAAACGCCATCAGGGTTACCAGGACGCTTGGCCAGTTTATGGTGAGTATCGTAGAAATAGCCGCTTGGGCGTGTAGGCTGTGACAGTAATAAGATGCGGTTATCCTGTCCGGTAAGAGCACCGGTGATGATACCGAAAGCTCTATCACTGACACCGGAGGCTTCATCGATAATATACAGAAGATGATCTGCGTGTTCACCGGCGAGAGCTTCTTCACTTCCCAGACGAAAGCCCTTCGGTACTACAGTCCATACACCTTTACCAGTAACCTCATAGAAAGCGGTTTCTGTCAGAACAAAATAATCAGCAAGCCATGGAAAACGGCTGGTGGCAGTAGCCCAGTTTATCTTGATGTACTTGAATATACCGGTCATTACCTGCTGAATTTTGTTCGCAACGATAATGGCGCGGGCACCGGGATACATGATTATGAACAACATGATCATGATAGAAGTCATGTCTGATTTCCCGGTACCGTGACCAGACGAAACAGATGTCTTGCTACCCTGTTCCTGCACAGACTCAATAATCAGATCCTGCTGCCAGGTAGGTGTTTTGCCGAACAAAACATCAGCGGCAGCAATCCAGTCATAACGATATAGCGCCACCAGCTCGCGCCAACGTGGATCCGTTACGCAACTTCTGGCCATTAATCATCATCCCCGTATAGCTTGCGGGTAACTTCTTCATCTTCCTCCTCGTCTTCGTCCAGGTCTTGTTCCAGCCATGGGTCGTTTGATACACCTTCAGTATCAACATCTCCATAACCGCCTGTATCAACGATATCGGCGATTTCTTCCCTACGCTGCTCAATCCACAATGCGGCATCGGCGCGGCGGTTGGCGGCCCGTTCTCGCGCAACTTTGTCCAGATCTTCAAGAGAAGGGCCACCGACGGCTGTTTGCCTTTCCTCATCATCGGTATTGGTCTTAGGAGCACGCAGATCGGCTTTGATTTGCTCCAGCATCAGGGGCGGCACTTTTCCGCCATGCGCCTCGATGAATTCAGCTGCTTCCAGCACTGACCAGTTATTTTCACGCTTTCGTTCGTATGCCAGCTTAACAATGCCAGCTTGCCCCATAGATAAAGCGTGCTTTTCCGCCTCCCGGCTTTCTTTTCGATAGTTATTCCGGATGCTGTAAATGGTGTTGATCAGGCTGCTTATCTGCGCGGAACAGCTGTTTAGCATGCTCGCGATACGATATTCAGGCGGAGTCCCTTCATCATCGTCTTTTTGCTGATCGCGCATTTCCTGCACCAGACGAATACACGTATCCCTGGCGTTCTCCAGCATAAGGAGATGAGAAAGAGACTTTTCCAGAAGAGTGGTTTCCAGAACATCGGCCCCGGACCGACGCAACATAGCGCGCGCGGCCTTCCGCGCTTCAACGTTATCTATCAGGTAATCGCCAGCTTCGAATTCAAAGCGTTCACCATCATCATCCAGGGTGTCGCGTTCCAGGCGATCACGTAAGGTCCGGTGGGCGCGGGTGATCACGTCATGATCATCAGAACGATCATTTATGCGCTTATTCTGGCGCTTCGCGTTCTCGACTGCGGCACTGACAACAGCATTAACTCTTTGTTTTTCAGCCATTTCAGCCACAATGTGATCACCTGCACGTTGATCATTAGCGTGATCAATGATCATGCTTTTTAGTGGTTTTCTGACAGGCTTATTTGGCTTACGGCTGTCCGCTGTTCCGGTGTCTTCTTTGAATGCACGGAGATAACGACGTGCGGTGTTTGGGTTGAGATTAAACTCGGCGGCATATTGTGCGATGGTGTAACCACCATCTCGCGCCAGGCGAGCAAAATTCTTCTTGTGATCGTCCCAGGTCACTTATGCTTCCTTTCGTATAAAACTCTTTTTGACGCGAGGGTAACGAAAGTCACATGTCAAAAGGCCCGGAACGGGCAAGCAATCAATCAGATACGTGCGGATGTGGCATTACCGTAATGACGGTGCTGACGGACCACCTTATTGAAAAGTTGACGCGCCATCACCCAAGGCTGGTGCTCCCGGCGTTCCTTTTCGTCCTGCGTCATATAGAGTTCGTTCTGGAGTTTTTCATCAAACCGGCGCGGAGCGCGGCTGCGGCGAAAGAATTCAGGATTCAGAGAGTGGATCTGAAATCTACGTGGGCGTGTACTGTCATCAATCAAAACAGACGAATACTTAGACACAGCGATAGCCTTTAAGCGCAGATAAACATCGCGCTTATCGACATCCAGATGCGGGTATTCCTTTTCAAGAATTGCTGCGAGTTCTTTCGCTGATAGAAGAGATTTAGTGCGGATCATGTAATCCGCAATCTCGTACGATGTTATTCGTGAGTGATTTATTTCCATGAAGTGGCGTCCCTGCCAGTTAAGTAACATCCTGTCACCTACTGATTAGCCCATGTCAACTAATCAACGTCGAATATAATACCCTCGATTAAAGAAATAGCAATACATTAGAGCAATTTTATCTAACGCTCGACGAGTGACTTGTGATAGCGCCGACTCCAAGCGCGTAATCAAAGAACAATCGTTGATGCATCGCCAGCCTACCGTGCGTCTTCTCCCAATTATCGCGGTCACGCTCAATATCACGCTGGCATGACTGGCACAGAGGAATAGCATAAATGTCATGCGCGCATAATCGACTATGACGAACGATATAAGGCGTAATGTGAGCGCCAGCTCCCGCAGCTCCACAGCCACAGCATGGACGGGAAGCCACAAAGTCCATGTACTCGGGCAATTTTAGCGATTGAAGTTTTGGTATTTTGAAATGCGCCATACCTGGGTCGGAGTCAACATCCACAGGGCATACTTTTGCACGCATCGGCGCGGCGCGTTCTTCCATCATCTGAACATATGCTGTAGCGCGATCGTCATACGGGCGAATATCCGCCTCTTTCAGAGGTCCGCTATCCTGCGGAGTAGCCTTCATCTTATTTATTGATATGCGGCAGACTTCTTCCGGCATCAGGTGCATCATGTTGCGCATGAAAGCCCACCAGCACAGCTCCTGAATACTTAAATCATGGCTATTTGAAAGGCCCATTTCCTGACGGGCGACATCCAGTATCCAGTTAACGCGATTATTGTGCAGCGTTTCTTTCAGCTCATTAAAACCACGCATCCGGTAATGGTTATCGTGATGCCAGCACAACAACACCGCGCTATTGTCTCGTTCTGCGTGGACAATATGGTTGTCACACCAGCTACGATCTGCGGCCTGGCATTGCCCCTCTTTCCTGCGCAACCACGCCACCAGCGAGTCAATTCCACCAATACGGCGAAACAGTTCATCGCTGTTAAAAAACGGCTGCAACGCCTCATTTGTTGCCATGGTTTGCTCGGTAACAACGAGGCCGTCTTCCATGTGCTCGATTAACTCACGCGGCACCGGCTCCATAATAAATTTACGGCCAGCCTCCACCAGCTTTCTGACTTCCTGATCCACTTTGAATGTGGCGACGCCAAGCTCTTTTTGTACAAAGGGAGTAATTACGGCTTTCACATCACACCTTTCATCACTGATTGGGCTTTATCTGCTGCCCGGCATTCTCTGTTTAAGCACAACCATTTCCTGACGGCATAACACAGCAATAGCAGCCCTGGCTCCAATTTGCTTACCAACCAGGTATTGCTTTACCTCGCGGCGACTCACGCCATCAAGAAGCATCTTTAACGCTTCACGGGACAATTTGTTGTATTTGCGTGCCATTAATCTACTCCGCAGAACCATACAATCTACGTAACGTGTCGGCGACAGAAGATACAGATATCTCGCCAGTCGCAGCGCCTACAGTAAGGTCTGCCAGTTCAGGTGAATCAAATACCTGCACCCCGTTACGGCGTAGAAATAGCAGCGCGCTGTTTAGCGCGGTACGCTTATTGGCATCATTGAATATATGCCCTCTCGCTGTAGCCACCAGGTAGGTGGCGGAGACTTCGAAAAGGTCGGTGATCTCTTCGTAGGCAACTCTGGCCTGAACTCTCCCGATAATGGCCTCTGCCCTGCCCGGATCTGACATGCCAGGCAGGCCGCCGTAGCGGCTTATATTCGCATCATGAAGCGCAATAAGTTCTTCCGGTGATATATGCCTCATTATCGGTTAACCAGTTCCTTGTTGGTGGAGTCCAGGGTGTCAAACAGGGATGCAAATTCAGCATCCAGCGCCGCTTTTTTGTAGGCTTCGAAAGTAGCCTTGCTGACAATTACTGCTGGCTCACGGCCTCTGCGGGTGATTTCAACCTCTTCCCCGGCTTCAACATTGTTGAGCACTTCAGAAAGGTTGCCGCGCGCGGTACGGAAGTTAATGGATTGCATAAACACCTCGTGTACTCGTTATGTGTACACAATTATAAACCTCACAGGCATAAAGCACCAGCCCTTTGCAGCTTAAATAACCGGACAATCATCAAATTCCCCACTTCGGGCATCATTGATGACATGAGTGATCACACCAAAAACAGCATTGCTGCCCACCATCGCCCTTCTTGCTAGTGCTTAACCTCTTTAGAGGTTTAATCCACAAACACGTGATAAGTATGGGTCTTATACACAAATAGAAAATCCATATACAAAAAAGGAACGCGCCGGCCTGACCCGGCGTGTATATAATAACCAGTAGATTAATTACCCCGTCTTTAAACTGATACCGCAGTAATTATTAATACTCACTTTTTGTCCAGTAATGTGTTCAGTGACTTATTCAAAAGCTTAAATGAATCACCGGACATTTCGAAAATTTCATTTTCTATGTTAATAACCTCGCCTTTTCGGTAAAAAACTGTTCTTATCGCTGGTGACAAAAAAATATCAATCCAGAATGTAACATCATTTCGGACACCAAGTTTTTTGTATATATGTCTCTTTTGTAACGATACAGTTTTATTACTACGAGACCGGAGGTGTGATATTTTTGTAGAACTATACCCTTTCATTATTAACTCAAGAACATCACACTCAGTTTTTGTCAGCGATGCAAATACCCATAAGTGAACAGTAATATCATGTTCTTTTATTTCACTCTTTATATAGCAAATGTTTTTTTCATTTCCATATATCAATCCCCACATCAAAAATAAATTTTCATCTAGCTATAGATGGTATACGTTAAGTAATGCATGCCGCACATTCCTGTCATTTATCAGAATTTGAGACTGAAGATGATAAAGTTACCTAACCAGCATTCCTCCTCCTGATATTTGACGCTGTTGCCGGATTATACCCGGCCCCAACAATAAGCCGGTATCTGAGTGATAACAGATACCGGCTTGTGAATCGCCTCAACAAACGTTATCGGGAACTAATGGTTATTTATCTTCTTCTGTTCCCTCTTTACTTGTCACCTCCTCCTGAACTTTCACTTCCACTTTAGGTAACTGATTAAAAACCAGATGTTCTTTTTCAACCAGAGCCATAATTTCTTTTGTGATATCAGCTGAATCGTTATGTGCAAGCACAACACCTGAAGACAACACAGCAATATTTCCTGTGTTATCTTTTCTCCAGTTATTTATGGCATTATCTATTACACGGGATAACACCATTTTTGCATTGTGCTCCTCGATAACATATTGCCTCTCCAGTTTTTGTCTGGCATCAAGAAGCAGTGCATCTTTATTTTCGTTATCTGCGAATGCTTTTAGCGCATCCTTGTATCCCTTTTCAAGAATAATCTTAACTTCACTCAGATGCGTTCTGGCCAGTTCTCCGGCAGAAGACTGATTATAAACAGCATCAATATTAACAACTGCAATTTCTTTTGATTTATTCATATAAATAACACCAGTAAATCCAATCAGCAACAGCAACAATACTGCATTAGCAACAGAAAATTTCATTACAGAACTCATTATGACTACCCGGATGTGGCAGGAGGGATCCTCCTGCCACTATGTGATTAAAATGTATATTTAATACCCAGCATTGCCTGGGCATCACTGTACCCTTTATCGCCGACCTGAACGCCAACATTGCCCCAGATATTCAGGTTGTCTGACAATTTACCCTGAACACCCGTTTTGACTTCAGCAATATTTGTGGCTCCGTCCTGACTGAGTACCGTATTATCCATTTTGACACTCCAGTCCTGTGTATTATGGATCCAGTTAACCTCCACAAAAGGCTCGAACTGATGCGCCTTATTGTCATCAGACGCACTCTTACCTTTCAGGTAAGTTCTGACGCCCAGACGACTCTGGATATTGCCGTCTCCGTTAAGCTGAACTTTCGTGCCGTTTTTCTCCTTATGTTCGCCGGCTCTTACATTCATCCACGTAAGCTGGGACTGTGGCTGAATATACCAGTCATAGTGGCTTCCCTGGCTGCCGGTAAATTCGCCGGCTTTGAAGGTATAACCTGCTTCCACTGAACCGGTAAATCCACGGGATTTCCAGGACTCCGCCGCCAGTTTTTCACCATTAACGGTATTATTAAACCAGCCGTACTGGATCCAGGTGTCAACATAAGCCCCGGTGTCATTGCCGTCATTCTGCTGCCACGTTCCGTATAAACCGGTACTGTAACCGCTGATCGAGCCTTTAGATTTATATCCCGAAACCGAGGATGTCGTGGAGCTCTTCTCATTCCCGTAACCGGCCATAATACCCAGCTGCAGACGCTCCTGACCGTCAGTCCACTGTGCAATGCTGCCACCCAGTTGCACAACATAGCGGTTGCTTTGCGTATTCAGTTGTGAACTACTGTCCTTCCAGCGATTATGACCGCCAACATGACGCATCCACATACTGGTTGCTTTTTTCTCACCAGTAAACACGTCGGTATAGTAAGTTTCCCCCTCACGATCGTGCATTCTGGTGTTGAACAGCGTGTTAGCCGCCGCAATGTTCGAAATATATGAGCCAGCCTCCGGGCGATAGACCGTCTGCACAGGTTTATCCGGTGTTGGTTTTGTCTCCGGTTTTGTCTCCGGTTTTGTCCCCGGCTCCGGCGGCAATTCAGAGCGCAGATACCAGTTACCGTCGGTACCACCCGCATTACCTTTATGCAGGAAATATTCCCATGCCCCGGCCACAGCACGATTCTCCAGTCTGAAGTTACCGTTAGACTGACCACCGACATGCACAATCTCAATGCCGTCAGCGGTCTGAGCCCCCTGGCCCCGGACGTTATTCACCACCACGCCGGTATCGCCGGAAGTGTTACCCGTGACAATCAGTTTGTCAGTGGCAGAGGTATCATCCCCCAGCACGGTATTGATAATTAACGTACCGCCACCGGTGTAATCGCCATTTACGGTCAGGGTATTTCCTGTCTTACCACCGGCCAGACGAATGACGCCGGTATTGGTCAGTGAGCCAACCGTAAAATTGCTTACTTCTGCGTTCTCATAGCCTGAAAGTGCATTCAGTGATGCCAGCGTTCCCTGGTTATTAACATGACCTGCAACGGTACCCTGCCCACTGAGTGTGCCGCCATTGAGAACATGAATATTTCCGGAGCCTGATAGCGTCGCATCAGCGGCGCGGGTGACTGAATCATCACCGACAATCAGAACGCCATTTTCAACCGTGGTATCACCGGTATAAGTCAGCTCATGATTAATGATCAGATTACCCGCCCCCTGTTTCACCAGAGCGCCGGAGCCAGTAATATCATTCTTCAGTAACCAGTTTCCACTGGCGGTAAGCCAGGTGACACCATCACTGTCAATCAGCCCGGTGCCCAGGTGTTTTTCATCTGAAGCCCGCAGAGCAGCATCTTTCTGCACACGGAATTCACCGCTGAAATTACTGTTATCCCCGGAAAGCGTCAGATCAGTGGTGTTCAGTATACCCACTGAACCTTCTCCGGAAAGCGATTTACTCAGGTTACTGCTGACTCCGCTACCGTCGGCGATATCAATCGCCAGGCGATCATTAAGGCTTTCAAAGCTGATGGAGCCCTGGCTTCCCAGCCCCTGTGCGCCGTTCATTTCAACCAGCGCCCCCTGGGTAAGGCTGGCATTACCGGTAAACCCGATATTGGTGCCATGTACCGTCAGATTGCTGCCCGTGACAGCCAGCGTTCCCTCACCGGACAGCACGTTGTTTTCAATGATGCCACCATTATCATCCCCCGGCTGACGCTGCGTGCCGCTGACCGTTAGTACACTACCGCTATCAAGCTGAATGTGCGCTCCCGTTTCTGTCTGCAGTGCACCGACAGTCTGGCTGTATCCGTTTGTTCTGAAGACGGCATTGCTGGCGACGTTCAGATTACCTGTTGCGCCAAGTACATTATCATTTGCCATCTGTAATGTGCCGCTGCGCACCAGCGTATCCCCGGTGTAGTTATTACCGCCGTTAGACAGTGTGACAACCTGCCCCGCAGCTTCGATGGCCAGATCCCCTGCCCCCGTTAACTGTGCGCCAAGATCTGTCTGCAGTCCCTGGGCATTCGCTCTCGGTGTCAGCACCAGCGCTTTATCACCGGTTCCCTGTAAATCCAGCGACTTCAGCCCATAGCCTATGTACAGTCCGTCACCTTTAATACCGTCGGAGCTTCCCAGCAGCTTATAGTCATAATTTCCCTGAGCTACAACTTCACCGCCCTGAGTGACATCAAACGTCTGACTGTGAGAAATAGCCTGCCCGTTTTCATCCACCAGTTGCAGTTGCCCGCCAGTACCGGTGACGGTACCCGCTGCATTCACCAGCGTGACCAGGGTCTGCGCATCATCCTGCTCCAGCAAATTCTTACGGGTATCAACAGCCGGAATATCATTAATCACTTCATCTGGCATGGTGACCTGAATTGTGCCTTTCCCCCGGATATCCAGCGTACCTGCAGCAGAGGTTTCAATACTGTTGCTGGCAATGGTATCGCCCGGCATAACGGAACCAAAAATCAGCGTTCCGCCATTGAACCCAAGACCGCCAATCTGCTGAACACCGGAGCCAACCGTTGTGATATTCCCGGTTTCAGACATCAGCATTGCATGGGTTAACCCGCTCGTATTCAGCCCTTCCAGAGCAAAGCTACTGGTACCCAGCTTCAGAGTTCCGGCAAATTGATCCCCGACGTTATGGCTGAATTCAAAAGCAGAGGTCTCGGCATCAAGCTGAGCAGACAGCGTTCCTTTGCCCGTTAACAATGGATCAAAGGTAAAGTTGCCTGCAACTGCGGGAATAATGGCCAGTTCGCTGCCCGATTCAATATCGACGGAACCCGGGCCGGTCCCCCCATCGGTCAGCACAAGAGCTTCCTTCAGAGTGACAAGCGAACTGTTCTTCAGCCCGACATGTTCAAAATTCCGTAGTTTTACAACAGAATCCAGCGTATGAATGGCGTTATCAAAAATCAGGGAATCAGAATCTCCCTGCCCGCCATCCAGCTGGTTCCAGGTTGCCCCTTCGCCTTTAATGGTGAAGGTGTTCTTCCCGGTACCGGCAGTAATCTTATCAACATGAGCCTTACCATTGAGCGTTACATTGTTATTGCCATTTCCTGCAGTCACTTCTCCTGTCAGTATGCTGCCGTCATCAAATAACAATGTGTTGTTGCCATCTTTTGCACTGACGGTTCCGGTAATACTGCCTTTATTGGTGAATGTGTTATCACCGCCGTTCAGAGCCACAACCCCCTGAATTTCAGCACCGCTGTCATTCAGTACGGTGGTATTCACTGCGTCATCAAACGCCATTGCAGTCCCGGTGGCGGACGCAGCTTTAATCTGACCTTTATTGGTAAAGGACAGTGCTTTTGATGCATCCACCACGGCATGATTCAGAGAAGCAGAAATGAGATTACCGCTCTGAACCACTTCACTGGCCGCATTGTTAACCACCAGAGCGGAACCGCCATCGGCCTGTGTAACATTGACACTTGCACCACTCTTCACGACAGCACCATCTTTAGTGTTGGCGAAAATACCCGTGCCGCCCGTGCCTTTCAGATTAATGACTAATCCGCCGGAGTCAGACATATCCAGGTTATTATCGGTTTCACTTCCGTCAGCTTTCTGGAACGCCAGTGCAATTCCACTGCCGTCTACATTAATAGTGCCGCTGTTGGTCTTCGCCAGAGAAGCAGAAGTTCGCACACCAATGCCATCAGCCACATTAATTTCAGTCGTATTGGTTAACTGAATGCCTTCAATTTCTGCGCGGTTCTCAATCCCGTGACCGACCGCACCTGCAGCATTAACATTGATTTTCGCACCATCAATAACCAGCCCCACAGCCCCTGTATCCAGCAGGATGCCATGCGCATTTTTCTGACCTTCGATCGTACCCAGGCCACTCCCTGCCAGGTTCAGTGACGCGCCCGCCCCCAGCTTAATGGCAGCCTCACCATCCACAGCGACGATATTCCCTCCTGTGCTGGTAATCTGAGACTGTGCGCCTTCAACAAATAATGCAACGCCATTGACCGCAATACGGCTTCCTGTATTTTCAAAGCGGCCGTTATCAACCCAGACGCCGATATTATCGGTACCGGCAGTGAAATCAATGTTGCCGCTGTTAATCAACAGTCCCTGATTACGCGTAATAAAGCCCTTGGCATTATTCAGCGGCGAAGAGATATCTGCCTCATTGGTAATAACCGAGCCAGTATTCGTTTGTGTAATACTGCCATCCAGAGCGTATTCATTTCCGTCAACTTCCGCGACAACAGCGCCATCCCCTACAAGGTTAACTGATGCCCCCTGTTTCAGCGTCGCTGTCGCACCACCAGTTACATATAATCCCTGAGCCTGAGCCCCCAGGATCTGGAAATCACTGCCAGCCTCAGCCAGGACATTGCTCCCTTTCCCTGCGGCCCAGATCCCCCGGCTGCCTGTCCCGGAGGTTTGCATCAGCAGAGAGCCTGTCTGTTTTGCCCCGTCTTCAATGCGGAAGAGCACTGACCGCTGCCCACTGGCTTCCAGCAGCGTTCCCTGTGCAACCTTCGTATTGATGGTTGCACCATCTCCGATAATACGGAAAGCAATCTGATCGGTAATACCGGAACCGTCAGCAGCAAACTTAGGAATGGCAGTCCCCTCAAGATTCACCGTTCCCTGTTCACTGACCTCAACGCCAATCGCCCCCTGCCCCTGCAGTTCGAGTGTGCCGGCGATCATATTAACCGTTGTTGCTGCACCGGAAGCTTTAACCCCAGTGGTACGATTGGCATTATCCCCCCCACTGAGGACCAGATTGCCGCTGTTATTAATGGTCGTGGAGTCCTGTGAGCCGCGGGCAAGTAATCCCACACCGCCATCCTGAACGATGATATTTCCACTGTTGGTGCCAGTAGCGCCTTCCTCAACCCGGATACCGGTCGTGTTCTTTCCGGTAAAGGTGATATTACCGGTGTTCTCCAGGGTTGCCCCATTGCGGGCGATATACCCGGTTACTTTATCCTGAGAAGAGCTCAGCTGAGCACCTGCTGTTAATAATGTGGTCTTGTCATTTGGATTAATAAGATTGCCGGAAATATCATACCCGTTGCCATCCGCAATACCGGCAATCGCGCTGGCATTATCCATATTGATAGTGGTACTACTGTCAATTGAGCCCTGTGCCCCGCCCTCTACCAGGACAGCTGTCGCCCCCTCTCCCGTCAGGTTGATGGTCATCCCTCCGGATGTGACGGTTGAGGCAGTCCCTGTGTCAGACCTGCCAGTGGCAACAAGCGCATACGAGTTCTTACCGGATGCCGTCAGATCAGAGGATGCCCCTGTGCCCCCCCGGTATACCGCCCCGCTGGCAATACGGAATAACGTTGAATTTTCGGTGGAAACATCCATAACACTGTTCCCGGTATTATGAATGGCGGAACCATCACCATAGACATAAAACCCCACCTGGTCACTGCCACCGAATACCACCGCACCATTCCCTGACAGGGTCAGGTTTCCGCCATCTTTGGCAAAAACCCCCACTGCGCCGTCACCGGTAAGGCTAATTTCGCCGGATATATCAACACGACTTCCGGTGCCTTCCACCCATGCGCCATAGTTACGGAAACCACTACTGATACCCTTGCCGCCAACATTTACAGTACCGTCAGACGCTATCTGGCCTCCGTTTATGACCTGTAATCCGGCACTGTTCAGGCCATTCACATTAATAACCCCGGTGTTTTTCAGCCCGGTGCTGTTATTTGCAAACATACCGATATTCAGTGCAGGTGCATCACTGTCATGACCGTCAATAGTGATAGTCCCTGTATTTACCACATCAACAGTCCCGGCATCCTTTGCCAGGATTCCGTAGTTCCCCTGAGCCCCCGTGCCCAAAAGAATAGTACCTTCATTAACGACTTTGTTTGCACCATTTTGTACTTCAATCGCAACAGAACCCACAGCCGAATGAGTCGCAGTTTTATCCTCCGCAATACCTATATTGATGTTCCCTAAGGCCGAGTTAATAAAAGAGCCTCCTGCTCCAACATTTACACCTCGTGTTTTTCCATTATTATCATTAGTTGATGCATCAGCAGTAATATTTATCGTGCCATTATTTGTTGCCATGCCTCCATTGCTAACAACAATTGCGGTGTTAATCCCCTCTGGTGCGAAAGCATTTTTAAATGGGCGAATATTAATGACACTATTATTAATGGCTGATGAGTTATTACTCCCAGCAACCATCCCCTCCGCCTGGAGAGCATATTTATCATTATTATCCCAAACATAAAGTGTACCATCGTTAACAATGGTACTGTCTTGATAGGCAATCATTTCAGTACCAATGGCATCAATGATCCCTTCATTAACACCGGTCCCACCATTAGTTGCAACGATCCCTCCTCCATTCCCATAGGCAGGAAGAACTCCAGTTAATTTACCCGTTTTACCTAATATTGCTCGTGCTTTATTGGTTGCATGGAGAACAGCAAGCAGCCCTACATTTTCTTTGTAAGGAGTTGAGTCTATACGTCCCCCAGCGGTCATATCCACATTGTAATTATGCTTGGTGACAATAAGGGCCTTATTAAATTCAGCATCATACTGCTTATAAGAAAGCGTTTTGTCCTCTAGTGACTTTATCAAATATTGATTATATTGCTTTAAATCATCAAGAGAGTTAATATGGTGTACTTTACCCGTCCAATCAGTAATTGTTCCAGCGTATTTCATTGAGTCAATGATCTTTTGAGTAACGCCGCCCCCCTGCATGGTTGCTGCAGGCTGAAAATAAAAATCATTGACCGAGTTCCATACAACAGAGGAACCGTCTCCATCAGCTACAGCAAGCTGTGTATTTTTAAAAAAATTACCGATTGCAGGCGAACCCACATTTAAAATAGCTGTACCGCCATTTTCTGCTGTTACAAAACGTGTCGCATTAAAAAAATCCGCAGTCCCACTAAAACCAGGAATATTTTCATTTCCCCCAGTCCCCGCATCGCGTTGTGAGAAAGAGTCAGTATCAAACACTTGAAGTGTTTGAGAAGCGCCAGTAACCTCATCCTTCACTGTAATGGTTTTTGTTTTTTCTCCGGTATTGACGTAAATCAATCCGGATAAATTATCTCCAGTGGTGTAGCCATTTAAAATTGCCTGTTCTACAGTCATCCAGATAAGACCTGACCCACCAGACTGGACGACATTTGGACCAGTGATGTATTCGGTTTTACCACTTACTGTTGCAGCCCCAACACCCGAGTTATTCGTACCCGGACGCCAGTCTGGTGACAATATGACATCTGCCATTGCGTTATTGCAATTAATTGCAATAGCGCCCCCCAGAACCATTGCTGATAAAGCAATTCCTAAGCGAGTTGATTTACATTTTTTTCTACAACTTGTCAATTCTGAAACCACATCCCACTGCTGAGTACTGTGGTTCCATATCACTTTATATATTTTATTCATAAATACCTTCAGTAAATTACTGCACCAGCTACAGTTGAAGCCTCAATGAGATAATATTTTGAGAATTTGTTATCTGTATAATTATTTAATGGCAGCTTTATCCATAACTTTTCACTATCATCAAGACCACATAACCGATACATAGTGAAAAAAATTAACACCTAGTTGCGACTTTTTTATTAACGCCTCCTTATAAACGAAAAAGATAGTTTACCAACACAATTGCTATAGGTGCAATTTTTATAACATGCAGAAATGCCTATATAGATATTATTTTATCTATGAATAGACAGTCCTTCTCTGATTCATATAGCACGCGCACAGCATTCACAGTAATTATTGGTGCCCAAATACCATTTTACATGGTGGGGTATAATTTCTTTTATCATTTCATTCATACGTTCCAGACGAGATAAACTGGTACTTATATATCCATTATTTACATTGTATCGCTCGCAGATAACTTTTCTCGAATCACCAAGAACAAGATAGTCATACAATGCCTTTATGATGCTTTGACTGCGTATGGCTGACATCTCCACTAGCAACCAGAATATATCTTCAGGAACCTTTCCTATCGCTAGATACTGATTCTTCTTGCTAAGAAATAACTGCCTTTGTTCCCCATGAAGGTAAGTATCTCTTTGCTGCATCAGATTACTCCCGTCGCAGTTGCATTTAAATAAATATCTTAAGTAATAAGCATTCGCCGAAAACATAGCCTTTCCGGTGCGTGATAGTAATAGAGGTTTTTTAATCTGAAAACAAATAATTACACGTTCTTTAACTCTAAAAAAATCAAATATCATGAATAT